TCCAAGAGAAGAGATTCATAAATTGTTGGTACTGATGGACTACGCGTTAAGGACCGTCAAGGACTTCAAATCAACCCTTGAACTGAAAGAGCGTCTTTTCTTTAAGAAACAGATAAAGCGCGTAAGTCTTCACTCTGGAGATGTCGATGAGTTTTGCCACAATGATCATCTAAAGAGATTACAATTTAAGAAAGAGCTAGGAATTTAACCATGATTTCACATTATTTCTATGATGGGCAGCTTAGAAGTTATCTTCTACAGTTCTGCAATATCTTTGCGGGATTAAAGGTTGCGACTGGTAAGGGCATTTGTGAGGATGAACAATTCATCACCGTACCTATCACAATGGCAAGTCGAGACAGAGTGGTGGCCGCGATCGCCGCCGGAAACACCCAGAACAAACCCTTCTCTATCCCCACGATGGCGGCCACCATGACCGGGATTGCTCTTGCTCCAGGAAATCGAAAGGGGATAAATGTTGTTGATCGTAGAGTGTTCCTTCCAGAAGGTGGTGTCTATCCTACGGATTTAAAAGTTTCAGTTCGCGTCATGCCAATTCCCTACATCATGACTTGTGAGCTCTCAATTTATGCATCTAACACGATGCAGCTTCATCAAATTATCGAGCAATTGCTTGTTCTTTTTGACCCTACTCTACAAATTCAGAAGAATGATTCGGCGTTTGACTGGACGAAAATATCTGTAGTCGAGCTTGTTGGGATAAATAATGAAGAGAATGCACCACCGGGAGGTGAAAGAAGACTCATAACGTGGTCACTGAACTTTGACATGCCCATTTGGTTGTCAGCACCCATGGACATTAAAGATGAACTTGTCAGATCTATCTTCATTCGCATGGGTAATCTTGAAGGGTTCCAGGTGAATGAGGTAGATGAAAATGGAAATTTAGTTCCGTTTGCCCCAGGTTATGAATATGGAACCACAGAGATTTCGGGAGGTTAAATGTTTGTGAATTTTCCAGCAAATTTCATCAGTTTTTCTAAATAATAGTAAGATTAAAACGAAAGAGGCCTATGAAATGGGCTTTTACATTATTCATAAGGAGTCATTCAAATGGCTGCATTAGTTTCTCCAGGCGTGTCAGTAACTGTTACGGATCAATCTTTTTATATTCCCGCGGCAGCACCTACAGTTCCATTATTGATCGTTGCTACCCGAGCTAACAAGCTTCAGCCAGACGGTATTACGTCTGCAGCTGGTACCACTGAAAATAACATGGTCAGAACTGTTACATCAATTGGGCAATCCGCACAACTTTATGGCGTCCCATACTTTTGGAAGGACGTTTCAGGACATGCCTTCAACGGTGATGCTCGCAACGAGTACGGTATCGCTGCTCTCAACACATTTTTGTCATTTGGCAATCTTGCCTATGTTGTTCGTGCAAACGTCGATTTGACGGATGCTGCGTCCTCATTCATTGGTATCGGCACCCCAATCGCAGATACTCCAATCAGCATTGGTATCGGCAACGGCACGATTAGTGAAATCACAGCATCATCACCATTTGTCAAACTTCAAACTATTGATATTGTATTCAACACATCAACAGCATACACCGTTCAAACGACTGCTGGTGGTGTTATTGGATCTGGTAACATAAGCTCCGGTCCAAACAGCGCGATGCAACAATTTGTCGGTACTGGTAATGGTACCCTGACAAATTTCAGCTTCACCGGAACTGCTCCTTCAGAAACATGGACCATTGCATTCACATCATCAACTAATTTTACGGTTACTGGTTCTGTATCTGGTGCTCAAGCTCCTGGTCAGATTGGTACTAACTACACGAATGGTCTAATCAGTTTCACCATCATCGCTGGGTTAACTCCGTTTGCTATCGATGATACCTTCACTGAAGTTCTTTCAGCATCCTCGACCTTCACTTCGTCAATTGTGAATTTCACCATCACGGCTGGTACTGTACCATTCTCTGGTGATGATTACTTCCAATTTGATCTTGTTTATGCTCCAACTACAATGAGTGGTTTTGGTAATGGTGCTATGACGGCCATTGCTGTTGGTCCATCCGGTATTCCAGAAACTTGGACTGTCACCATAACCCCAACTGTTTCTGGTGCTGGTAGTGGATCAGCAAATTTCTCAGTAAGTGGGTCAGTAAGCGGGCCAACTGCTTCAGGTACCGTTGGTGTTCCATATTCAAACGGATATGTCGCATTTACGTTAAACCAAGGCTCAACTGCTTTCCAAGGTGGAGATCAATTTACTCTCGCTCTTGAACAGATTAATTTGTTCAACCCACTTGGTGACACTGATGCTGCAAAGCGCGTCACCATTACGACAGCCCTTGAAGCATGTATCAACCTTAATCAAGATATCCGTTCAGACATTTATGAGTACAACCTCATTCTCTGCCCTGGATACTTTGAAGTTATTGAAAGCATCTTGCTTCTTGCTGACACTATCAACAATGAAGCGTTCGTCATCGCTGACGTTCCTTGTTACTTGACACCTGAACAAGCCGCAGTTTGGGCAAAAACCCCAGCAAGAGCATCTAACTATGGTGTTGCTTATTACTACCCATGGGCTCTTACATCTAATCTTGATGGTGCAACGATCTGTGTCGCTCCTTCTGGCGTTGCTTTAGGTGTCTATGCGTTCAGTGATAACCAAGCTTATGTCTGGTTCGCACCAGCTGGTGTATCTCGCGGAACGGTAACAGGAATCACAGACCTTGGCTATGTTTCTGGTACGCTCGGCACCGCAACAACCTTCGTTGAAGCGTATCTCAACCAAGGACAGCGCGACAACCTTTACCAATACTACACAAACATCAATCCAATAGTTTACTTCCCAGGTCAAGGCTTCATCATCTGGGGTCAGAAGACTTCCTATAATGCAACATCCTCGCTTGATCGCGTTAACGTTGTTAGATTGGTGATGTACATTAAGAGAGCTCTCCGTAAGGGCGCTTTCCCATTCGTCTTTGAACCAAATGACGCGATCACCCGCGCCAACCTCAAGGCAATGGCTGATGGGTTCTTGAATGGTATTGTTGCAAAACGCGGACTGTATGACTTCGTTACTCTATGTGATACTTCAAACAACACTCCAGCAATCATTGAACAGAATGAAATGTATATGGACGTGGGAATTCAGCCAGTAATTGCGGCGGAATTTATTTACATTCCAATCACTGTTTATTCAACCAATGCAACGCTTCCACATTAATGAAAAGAGAGTGAATTTATTCACTCTCTTCTATAAATAATGTTCAAGATAAGAACGCTTCAAGTTCAAACATAGGAGAAATAAGTCATGGCAACACTCGGCCAAATGGGGATACCAGCTGCGGGATTCGGTATTCTTCAACCAAAACAAAAACAAAAGTGGCAGGTTACGTTTAGTAATTTTGCCACCTTAGTACCAGCAGCAAATTCAAGAAATATCACGGCTCAAGTAAAGGTTTTCGAGCGGCCAAACATCGCGTTTGAAGAACTTGCTATTCACCGTTACAACGACACCGCGTACGTTGCTGGTAAATATATCTTTGAACCAACCTCATTAACGGTTGAAGATGACATCACTGGATTAGTTTCAACTGCAATTCAGGGTCAGCTTGAAACTCAACAGCGCCTTATCGGTGGTGATCTTCCAAGTAACTACATGAACTCTGCAGCCACCGGCTCAGATTACAAGTTTGGTATGACCCTTCAGTTGCTAGATGGAAATGAAACCGTTGTTGAAACGTGGATCTTTGAAGGCTGCTGGATTAAATCTTCAAACTATGGAGATCTGGATTACTCTTCTTCAGAAGCCGTTACGATCCAACTTTCAATTCGATTCGATCATACTCGTCAAGTTCTTACCGGTCAAGGTTTCGGTACAGCTCTCGGCGGAAATTTATCCTAACAGGAGAATACAATGTCAGGTAATATTTACAATCTTTATGCAGGCATCGCCGGCGTCAAACAGGACTTCAAGGTTGACTGGAAAGAAGATGCAAAGGCTGACTGGAAGGTCGACTGGGCAAGCGTTCCAGTCGGTGGTCTTGCAGCCCCTGTTAACACAGCTCTCCCAACAGTTTCTGGTATCGCTGTCGTCGGTGAAACTCTTTCAGCTAACGCTGGTACTTGGTCAGGAAATCCTCACGCTACATTTACGTACGCTTGGGCTTCTGCAGGAACTCCGGTCCCTGGCGCAACTACCTCTTCATACGCTGTTCTAGTTGGTGATGTTGGTAATAACATCACCGTGGCAGTAACAGGAGCAAATTCACAAGGACAAAGTTCCGCTACTTCTGCAAACTTTGGTCCAGTTCTAGCAATGCCAGTTGGTGGTAATACTGAGCCTCTTTGCACCGTTGATCCAGCAATTTCTGGATCAGCAATACTTGGAAGTACCCTAACTGTTTCAACAGGAACATGGGAAGGTTCTCCAACATTTGCATATCAATGGACCGCAGGTGGACAAAACATTACAGGCGCAACGGCTAACTCTTATGTTGCTCGTGGTGATGACATCGGCTTCACCCTTGGGTGTATCGTTAAGGGCGTGAACGCATTTGGGACTACCATTGCAACAGCACTAGACACAGCGATCGTCGCACCATTGAACGTTCTACCAGCTAATACCACACTTCCAGTAATTTCTGGCCAAGCAGTGGTAAACCAGATTCTTTCTGTAACTACAGGAACATGGACGGGTTACCCTACACCAACGTTCACTCACCAATGGTATTCAGCAGGCATTCTGGTTCCAGGTGCAACGTTCGCAACGTACGAAGTTCAGTCATCTGACGTAGGTCATGTAATGACTTGTTATATCATTGGAACAAATACTAGTGGAAGCGTTACAGCGATCACTGCACCGACCAGTGCAGTACTTACACAACCACCTATTCTACCAGCTATAGCATCTGCACCAGTTCTTTCTGGATCAACAGTTCACAGCAACCCATTGAATGTAACTACAGGAACATGGACTGGTTATCCAGCGCCAACATTTACATACGCATGGTCTAACTCTTCAACTGGCGTTATTTCAGGAGCAACCGCTAACACCTACACAACTCAGACATCTGATGTTGGTAACATCGTAAGCGTTACGGTAACTGCATCAAATGTAGCATGTTCAGCCACAGATACAGTTTCAACCGCAGTGGCTATTTCGTAATCGATCTTCACCCAGAAAAAGGACTCTATAATTGAGTCCTTTTTCATACCCCTTGGGAAAGTAATAAATAAAGAATACTCCTTCTAAGGAAATCAAGTGGCAGACATTTCAGAAATTCTCAGTTCAATTGGCTTTAGCCCAACTGCCCAGGGGCTAGGGGCGATAACTCAAAATGGGTTCTCTCAGAACCTGAGCAGCGCGCTTAATGGAAGTGCAAGCACGGTTAATGCTGCTAATTCAACATCTTCTAATCCGAACGTCGCCGCCAACCAAAGTACCGGCGGCGCTGGTGATTGGAACCGAACACGATATGCCGCCGCAATTGCAAGTGGTCTGGGCATGTATGATCCAAAGACAAAATTCCTATTCAAGGTCAGCTTTAATTTTGATCCAGACGTAATAGCTCAAGCGAGCTCATATGGTTTCAATCTAACGGCATTGAGCAATGAACTTACTTTCATTGTAAAGCAGATTGATCTACCAAAATACACGTTTGAGTATGAAGATGTCAATCTCTACAACTTTAGAACGAAGATATTAAAACAGACCCGCCATGAAGATTTAACGTTTGTAATGTTTGATGATGTGGGCAATAGAGCTATTGGATTAATTAACGCGTACATTCAGATTTTAGTACCGATTTCAAGATCCATCCCAACAGCCTCATTACCACTTGGTGATCACGGTTTTGCATTTGCAACATCCTACCATGATCTCGACACTGGCATGCGCGGCACGCTCGGCACGTCTGATTCATCCGCGGCGACAGGCATATTTACTACAATCACCGTCACACAGTATTATCTGAATAGAGATAATAAAGGCAGTTTAACTGATGCGATCCTTGCTAATACGCATACGTTTTCAAATCC